TCCCTCGTCTAAATGTGTCTGATATAATGATGCATTTTGATAAGAATGTTTTGTATGTCCATAATGTATTGGTAACCAATTACCCCATGCGTGTAACCACCAATTATCACCATAGTGATAAAAGTCCAATCCTAATACAAGTGATGTTTCACTTTGATATCCTAAATTCTTTTTTACTCCACCTATATACTTTTCTAACATTCCTGGAAAGTGATATATAAAGTATTCTCTATCAGTATAAGCAAATATCCTACCATCAACATCTCTCCACAACCAATCGTGTCCCCAATACTCACCACGACCATTCCAAAAAGGCCCGTCTCCTTCAACTTTCACCCATTCTCCGTTTACCAATTCTAACAGTTCATCATGTTTCCAAATTGGATTACCATCTTCATCATATCCTTCTAACATATCTTCTTGATACCACATATTATCATCGATACCAAAAGCATCCTCAGCAAATGCCCACCATGAACCACGATACCAAGTCGTGTCCAATACCATGGCATCAAACCCATATACAGGATGTTGTCTGTGTTTTAATCCAAGTGAAAAATGTAATTTATTATTTAAAACTTCAGGTGTGAGATGTACTCTCAAATCTCCATGAACATAACTAATATCTTCTAATCCTAATTCCGTCCATCCTACTTTTGCCATCGCCCAATCACCGATGTATCGTACCCAATATTCTTGATTAATATACTCATTACCCCATTGTCTACCTTCTGAGAATTTAAGTAAATATTCCCAACCTTTTACAGGCCCGAATGTTGCACTTTCGTTATAATTTGACTCCGTACCATCATACCAGGTTCCACCCTTACCAGCACTTTTTACACCTCGTTTTGGTTCGTATTGAAATCTACCAATTTTACGAAGTCCAAAAGAAGTTTGAAAGTCAGGTTTTAAATCTCTATTAGTTCTCTCTACAACCAAGTCACCAGTACTTAATCCACCAACAATAGCAAATCTATCGTCTTGGAATCGAGGTGCATTTAAACTGAAACTGGCGTATGCCGTTGAATACTTTAAGAACTTTAGTATTTCATTTTCAGCCAACAAAGACGAGGTTATAAGTAAACCTATTACTAAATTCTTTAACATCTGTTTCTCCTATTAAGCGATAAATTACACTAATAAATATAGAATTAAATAATTAAACATCGAATCGGACAACAAAACTCATAGCTGTTTTATCATCATTTTTGATTGGTTTTGCAGTTCTACCAACAACCAATAACTCACCAGCATCATTGTATAAACCTATTGTGGTGATGTAAGGTCTAAACTCACTATGGGTCACAAAATTTTCATAAAATTGTGTTCCTTCATAGGTTTCGTTATAAGAACCACTACCAGTACCATCAAGTGGATTATCACTTGGTGGGAAAATTGAATCGGGATTTGTACCTTTACCTAATTGAAAACTACCACTCCTATCAAAAGTTGCACTTACATTACTTGTAGCATTATGTTGACCAGCTTGTGAGGTTACCATGTACTCATGTTGATAAATTGTATGAGTAGATTGATAATTCAAAGTGTATCCATCACTATCCGTACCAGTAAATGCATTTAAATATTTAGAACCAGTACTTGTCATGACAATCAGACCTTGTTTGTAAAAAACATTTCCTAATACATAACTTGAACTGACATCACTTGTTGGTGTATTAGTAAATGAACTCGATTTAAACGCTGCATAACTTTGTGAATATGCAAAATCAAATAAATTACCATCACCATCGTCCCTTATATCAGTAGTTACATCACTTATATTGTCCAATACACGGACACTTTTTGGTTTAATTCCCTCTCCTATTAATTGTTGAGGAACCGTAATTACTGAAGCTGAACTATGTAATTCTCTGAAACTGACATTTGTATTTGAATTACCATACGATAAAAAAGGTTGAACCTGATTTGTATGATTGAGAAATTTTGGACGATTACTAAATCTTTCGTAGAACTTGTGATTCAACATATAATATGTTGGTAGATTATAGAATGTTCCACCACTATACCAAGTAGATTTTGGTAATGCCATACTTCGAGACATCTGATTGAATGAACCAATACTTTGGGAAAGAGCTGAACCTGAATCAAAACCCCTAAAACTACCACTACATGCCTTTAGAGCGAATACCCCACTTCCACTATCAGTATTAGTGAAGGTGAATCTCTTATAAGTTTTGAAGGGCTCTATAGAAACATCTTGTGGGTGGACATCTCTTAAAATCATTCCACTCCCCTATGTTTTAGAAGTCAAGTTTGACTTTGATTAATGCCTCACGAGAATAAGATTTCAATACAGGTTGACTTAACTTTGCAACTGCTAATAGTTCGTTACTATCATTAAAAAGACCTACGGTTGTTATGTATACTTTTGGGTCTTTGAAGAAAGTAGGTTGTGTAAAATCACCAGTAGATGCTGTGAAGAAGGTTGGATTATTAGAAAAATTAAATTCTTTATTTCCAGCTCTTACAAAGTAATGAGTTGATGAAAGTTTTTCTTCTCGTCTAGCTTGAAAGTAACTCCCACCTTTAATACTATTAAAGAATTGTGGAACATTACCACCATCAGTATCAGAGGTTGTGTTTACACTTATAGAGGCTGATGCGTTTACAATATCTGCGTTAAGTAATATAATACCTAAATCAGGATAGAACAAACCAAAACCACCACCCGGATTAGAAGACGCTGCTGTCTCTATTGATGTAGTACCACTTGTAATAGAACCACTAACAACATTAAATACTCTACCACCTATTCCAGCATCTGGATCAGTTGTAGAATTACTATCGTCTATTAATCTTATATTTTCACCAACATTTTTATTACTACCACTAATACGAAGTTCCCAATTACCTGGATCCATCTTTTCTCTCATACGAGACCTTTTTAGTGATACAACAAAAAAGTGTTTTGATGTTACTGAACCAGCGTATGTAAATCTATCCTTATTAGGTGGTAATAATAAATTCACAAGTTGTGCGTGTATTGCTGCAGAAGCTCTATTTCCTGATGAACCCCCTACGGTTCCTAACGAACCACTCCCTTCTAAGTGTCCATATCCAATACTAAATTGAACTTCAGCTTCGGTATCTGTTGATGGGTTTGTTTTGTACACATCATAGTAATACTTACCAGCTGAAGAGCTGTTTGCTGATTGTGAGAAGAATGTAGTTAGAGTACCAGTTCCACCACTCCATATTCCACTTGATATCGTGGCCTTGATATTTTTGACTACATCATTCTCTTGGTCAAATAATTTATATGCTCCTGCTAATGCCATTTTCTAACTCCTAAATGTTAAGACGAGACTGGCGATGCTGGACTTCCAAGTACTGTTTTATTAACAGTAACGGTTATTGTCTGTGTCGCTCCAGTCTGATTACCCACCACAGTAATTTGTGTTTTCTTTTGGTTTGGTGTGGTAAATGTTTGTGGTATTACTCTTGCAGTTAAACCAACTACACTTTGTGAGTTTGTTATTTCTTCACTACTCAAATTGACAGGTACCAATGGTGCTGTCTGTCCTGGTGCTGATTGTCCAATCTGTAGTCTTGCTACAGCTGTATCATGAACTAAAAATGTGTATCCTAAATCTGCATCTGTTGAGTTCAATGTGCCAGGACTTAGTAAATCACCATTACCACCACCTTGTTGAAATGTAAGTGATGGAACGGCAATATCTAAGATTGGTAGACGAGATGTTTCCTTTGGAAGTGAAATCAACTTGTACTTTAATGCTTGTGTTTCATCAGGTACAGGTTCCAATAGGGGCATGTTCTCGATTACCGCTCCATAAAAATTTGTTCCGTTGGGATGTGAGGTATCCCACAAACGATAGTCGACCTCATCGTCTGCTAATGCGAATTTCGTGACTTGAAATTCATTGTTTCCACGAGCTAATAACTCACGACCTCTTTTCGTAAGTATCGCATCAACCGTGATTGTGGTATTATTTAAAAATCCCATAATTGTATCTCCTTTAGGACTTGAGTAGTTTGGATTTATATTATAATAAGATTAAAACTTCTTATCTATAAATATAATCAAACTAAATTTTTCATTATAATACATCAAGTTTAGATTCACCAGTTTCCTTTGTTACCAATGTAGTTGGTGAAGTTAGTACTACGGTCACAGGATCTAACTTATCTAAAGTTGTTTTCTTTGTTTGCTGTGAACCTTGATACACTAATCTAAACATTTGATTGTCTTGATATAAACTTTGTTTGTCACTTCTGACTAATGATGAAGAAAAGTAATTATCTACAGAGGCACTTGCCTGTGTGGTATAGAAAAATCTTCTTTCAAAATTATGTTCTGATATCCTTGAACCACTTATATTTGGTTGTAGGACTTCTCTAAATATATATTCAGGTCCTCCAATAGTGATGATGAAATCACCATATTTTTCTTTTCCACCACCCCATCCACTAAGTGATGATGAAAGTATGTAGGTGGCTGGTGTTCTAAATATATCTTCTGATATTGAAGAAGTAAAAGTCAAATACTGACCACCAGATGCTGAAGGTGCTGCGGAAAAGGAACCAGTATATGTGAGGTATTGACCACTCTGTGAGAACTGAGCCATTACATCAATAGATTGAGTCAATGGTAGTGTAGAACCACTAACAACTCTACCAAATCCTGCATCTAAATTACCCCTTACATTTACAACATCAAAATCAGGTGGTGCACCTACTATTTCCTTTCTTCTTTCTAATAAATTTGGTTCTATCAATAATCCAACATTAGCTCTTGCCTTAGCAGGAATCATTTTTCTTATTTGGTCAAATACACTTGTATCGTAAAATCTTATCAACCTCATATAATCCCAAAAGTTATTAGGGGCATTATATTTTTGCCAATATGTTGTTGCTATATCATCAAGTCTTCTGTATCTTCTCTTATACTTGTCTCGTGGGTCACCTATATATTGGTCATAATCTAAATCTGCTACACTCAATATAATATCTTCGTTTATTACATCAGTAGGACTAAAATAAACACCGAGTTTATTACTATCTAATGGTGCTAAATCATAAGCACTTAATTCTGACCTTTCATCCACAGACAAATTACCAAGTAATTTACTATCTTCAATTCTTACTTTATTTTCTACACGAACATTGGGACCTAAGTTTGGAACTTTTGCCTTTTGTTGGTCTACAATTTTTCTAAAGTGTGGACGATTACCACTTGAGTATCCGTTTGCAGTTCCTTCTGCAGTGTAACTTTGGTCAGCACTTGTATCACGAATACTTGTTGATGAATCAAGATTTTTATTATCATCAAAACTATATCTCAATACTAAATCAGTATAAGATGCTGATGGATGATTACCATCAAATGCTTTTGGTGCTTGAATATGATTATCAAATGAACCACTATTAAGTGCTGTATTCCAATAACGAAACTCCATCATACTACCACTAAGTTGATTACCAAAATCATTACTATCTTTACCACCGATGTATGCAGTTTCATTTCCTACAAAAGAACTATTGTGTGTGGATGATGAAACACTTGCACTTGTAAAGGATTTATAAATTGTTCTTGATAGGCCTGAATCATAACGACCAACATATAATGAGTATAATATATTTTGTGTTGTAGTATCTGCGGTCAATTGTCCAATTGAACTTCCACTATGATGAAATCCACTATTATGAACACTTGCACTCATCCTTGTCAACATTACATTGTAAAACTCACCATCATATATTGGTAATGAATCAGATAAAATTTCTACATCATCATCTACTCCACCATCTAATACAAAAGATACATTACCATAGTTATCAGCACTTCCATTGTCCTTTAATCGTAAAGCAAAATCTGTACCTGCTTGAAATAGTGTTTGATTACTTCCACTTGAAGCTCTAAATCTCATCTCAATCGTATCAGGTTTTCTTCCACTATTGGTATCGTTTGCCCAAGTAGTTTGAATATATTGTCCAGCCTTAAACTCTACAGCCTTAGTAAACTTTCTTGTGATTTGATATGAAGGTTTATTTTTATTTGGATTAGGGCCTCCATATTCTCTTACTCTTAAAATACTACTTGGTATACCATAACAATTTATCAAACCTTTTACAGACCTAATAGTACCACGAGTTTTTAGGAAGAACGGCATGTTGTTTAAAATTCTTTTCCAAATTTCTCTTGAGATATCCTTTTGAGGTGTTGCTGATTGAACCGAATATTCTGAACTTGAACCTGTCACATCGGCTCCTATAAGATAATTTGGTAAACTTATTAAATCTTGTCCATCATTTAAATAAAATCCAAAAGACCTTCCTACTTGAAAAATTAAGTCTCTTGACAATCCAACATCTAAACCATCTCTTCTGTCATGTACAGCTGGAATTTGATTAATATATGACCAAACACCATCAAAATGTTCACCAATCATATTGATGAATGTTGTGAAGGCGTCATTTCTTTCATCATCTTTTATGTGATTTGGTATATTTTCTAATAGTCTATCACGATTATCTCTATCGTAATTAGAACAACTTATAATCTGATTACTATACCAATCAACAGCAAATGATTCACTTACAGAATATAAAACATATGGGTCGAGTGATGTGCCAGTACCCGATTTCTTCGGCCAGGCATTATCATGAAACTCACCCAATGAACCACTTGAATAACTTGATGATTCAAAATACATATATTTTTCAAAAGTTGTAAATTTATTTTTTATCTCACGGACATTATCTTGTAATGATTGTGTGTATGTTGCAGCTTCAGGACCTACCACACCATTTAATGCGTCACTTTGACTTGTAAAAAGTTCTATCTTATCTAACTTGTATTTGAAGTTGACTAACCTATCTTCAGTTGAACTAAACTTTGCAAAGTTTTCAAATTGTGAATAGTCTATACCATCTAACTCAATACTTTCATTGAAACTACCACTAATTACTTTATCCTCAATAATCTCTTGAATTGTTTTATTGGATGTTACTAACTCATTATAAGTTTTATAATTTGATTCATTTTGACTTAGTGCTCCATCAGTATGTATACCAGCATCCCATTTAGGATTTCTTAAAACAACATCTTCTATTTCTTCATCTGTAAAATCCACCAACTCAACATTTTCCAACATAGGTGAAGACATTTGTTTACAAATATAAACTAAATCATCCTTTGATATATTTTCTGGTAAAGGTTCATATAATTTGTAATTGATGGAATATGGATAATCAACATACGCTTCTCTGTCTTCTCTTTGGTTGATGATTAAAGAATTACCAGTGTCTCCATATTTCATATATGTGTATAAGTCTTGTCTCACAGGTGTATCAACAAACCAAGTGTCAAATTTTGTTTGTAGGTTGACTTGAGTTGAACCTATATGTGTGACTTCAGTTGCACCATCACTCCAAGTCTTATCCGTACTGATTGAATCTTGATTATGAACATCGGTTATAGTTGCAACATAATTTTCATAAATAGGAACTTGTCGGTCTTGGTCACCAGTTGAGAATTTTGTTTCTTGATTACCAAAGTTAATCCAAGCTCCTGGTGGGTCTTTCCACACATATAACTGACCATTGATTATAGCCTGTTGTCCTACAAAATCGGCAGGTTGTGGTAAATCATCAACACTATTTAGTTGAAGAGGTCCTACAGCATCCAATCCACTATCGGGTGGGTTTTCTTGTAACCTTGCCACATCTATTTCAATACCCTTTATGGCATCTCGTAAATCATCTTCAGATAAACTTGGTTTTGCTGCACTTCTTGATGATGGATTATTCAGTTCGGCATTTAAATCACCGAGCTGTGCTTCTAAGTCTAATATCTTCTCATCCGTACTTGGTCTATTTTTTTGAAAGGTCACTCCAAACGCGGGGTCACCTATGAGTGCGGTTGCTAATGTACCTATTGCCGCATCTGCTAATTCTGCACCTAACTGACCTAAGGCATCAATTACTAAATCAAACTTTCCTCCGTCTCTTGGTTTTTTGGTTTTCTTCTGACCATCACCAGCTCCACCACTTCCACCTGATGGTTCGACACCATCTCCACATGCACCCATTCGTGGGATTACAGTTTGGTGGTTACCACCCCAATATATAATTCGTTTATTCTTCATTACATATCCGATTCAACTTTGACATAAAAATTTCTATTACCATTTACGAATACTTGTTTATTTTGGTCATTATCAGGTTGTGGGTCAAATGATGGTTGTTGAAAACCAGGATCATCAAAAAAACCGATAAAGGTATTTACACTACCCATCATCTTAGCCTTAATATTTATATTTTGAGGAGTGACAAAATTTTGCTGTTGAAATTCCACATCATTTGTGTTTTCGTATTCAGTCGATTGTGGACTACCAAATTTAACAAAACTACCTGCCAATCCTTCTGGATTAATAATCGGACTATTAAATAGTTTAATTGTGAAAGTACCATCACTATTAAAATCAGGATCTAAGTCATCTGATGAATCATCACTATCATCGGTTTGTTCTTCTTGTTCCTCTTCTTGTTCAGTAAAGTTACCTAAGAATTGTGGTTCTCCCATATCAGGTGTAGGTAATGAAACTGCCGTAGAAATTCCTGAAGATAAACTATTTAAATCATAATTTGGGCCGACTGGAAATTGATTTATGGTTGTTGATGGTAATTGTACATCTGCTGGTAACCAACTTCCATCGTAGGTGTCATCAATTATGTCTCCTTCACCATCTACTGCTGGTACCTGTCCAAGTGCATTTCTAAGTAACAATACAGCATCTGCAGAAACGATATGTCGTCTGTATCCGTTTTGTATGTACCACCTCGAACCCAACCCTGCTGCATCTCCGTTGGTCAATGATTTAATTGGAGCTCCACCATTACCATTCCATTTTATTATCTTACCATCCAATTGACTTTGACCGACAGATGGTGGAGCATCAGCTGGTGGTGTTGTCTCAACCGAAGTTAATACCCTACCATTTGGTGTTCTAATCTCAGTAATTTCTTTTTGAAAGTTTGGTGTAAACACATATACACTTGGTGTATATGCACCCTCAGTATCATAATTATGTGATGCGTTCGGTTCAGGTGAAGCTTCTTGTTTATGACCACAACCAAACTCCCAATAAAATTGAACACCTTGTGAGTTCGGGTCATAGACCTCACCATCCATTGTATACATTGAATAGTTGTATTGTTTAGAAACACCTACACGAGTAGCCTGTATGTATAAATCAGGTATCCCACCTTCAGCTTGGTAATCCTCATTTTCTTGAATATCAGGTCTTGTTTCATAACCTACTATATAAGCCTTTTTAATTGTTATGGTTGAACCAACCATATAATCTTTGAAACCCTCATCCTCTACTTCTCGTCTTACATTGAATTCTAACCTTGAACTATCAGGTCCTGTCCAACTTATCTGACCACCACCATCTTGGGTTGGTAAATTTCTACTCGTTTCATTTTGACCAAACAAGTCCCAATGTAACTTTCCAAAATCAGATTTTTTGGTAACATTATCTTCAAATTGTAATCTTGGTCTCCACCATTTTGACAAACCATTATTAGGATTATCTCTAATTGTTGTCCAAGCATTTTTTAAATCAGTATAACCATCAATATATTCATCCCAAGCAGTTTCAGGTGTGTATCTTTTTGGTTCGATTAAATCTCTAAATTCTTTTATATAATTTATATTATTGATTAATTGTGGGACTATTCTAACTTCTGTTCGTGATGGTGATATCTCATCAATCTTAAACTTCCACTCCTTGATATCAAGAGGTTGTGCATCTTGACCATTAGCTGGTGGATTTTCACCAACAAAGGCATTACCTTCATTGTCGGTGTAAAATTGTCCCATCGCTACACCTGTTAATTCAGGATTACCACTATGAATTATGTTTGGTTGACCATTTACAGTTTTGGTCAATACTATTTCCTCACCACCCGCAACTTTTCTTATAAAATTATACCTTACACTAAACTCCCCACGATTATAATCTCTATCTCTTAGGTCTTGACCAATATTAAGAATGATTGTATCATCCTCAAAAGTAGTATGGTCGGAATTAAATTTTTCTAAAAAGTTTCCATCTGTATCTAACAGGTGGACTTCGACATAATCATTAGTTGACTGACCAAATGGTGGAGTCAAGTATCCACTAGCACCCAATACCTCTTTAGATTCTTTTTTTAATTCTCTATAATCGTTATCATTTAATGGTGTGTTTATTCTCATAATTCTTCAAATTCTCGATTAAGTATGTTGTTCCATACAGGATCGGTAGAATAGACTGTTGTTTTTTTGGAAATCTTTATTAGTTGGTCGTCTTCTTCTAAATTTTTTCCCTCTTCGAATGGGTCTTCAACTGCTATAAAAACACCAGCATCATTTCTCAATGGTGGTGTCATTTCGTTGATAATTATTTGGTCATTTTCAGTAACTACTACACCCCCACTAAGCTTTCGTCTTTGTTCTAACTCACTAAGATATGTCTGTCTATCTTGTTCCTTTAACTTTTGATAGAATTCACTTTTCAGTAGTTCTTCTTTTGTTAGGGGCATTAGTTCATCTCCAAACCAAAAAATTCATAATTCTTTTTAATATATTCATTCCATTCTGCAGGAACTTCACTTTCCTCAAAGATTGCTTCTACTGGACATTCGGGTTCACAGGCTCCACAATCAATACACTCATCAGGATTTATGTAAAGTGAATCAGTTTCTTTTGGAACAAATCCATCTTCTTTTGCTTCTTCACCACTACCCTCTCTGTCGTTTGGGCCATGGATACAATCTACTGGACAAACCTCAACACATGCTGTATCACAAGTTCCAACACAAGGTTCAGCTATAATATATGACATTTTAACTCCTTTATTTTACTACTTTAAATGATGGTAGGTAATTGAAAAACTGTATTGTCTCATCTGCAGTGCCACTACCACTTATGATTTTATAATCAACACGATAAAATCTATCAGCTAATAATGGTTTTAAGTGTAGGTTAAAATAATTACCAGTCGAATCACAACTTACCTTTGAACCACTACCATATGGTATGATAATATCATCTGTGAAAACATCAACCACTTGATAAAATGTACTACCACTTGGTAGCATTTTAGCGGTGTTGTAACCAGTTGAATATCCAGCCGTAGCGGAAAAGGTTTTCTCAGGATATAATGGTCTACCAGCAACTCTAAACTTTACTTTTGAATCTTCTTTATATTGGTCTCTCAAACTTCTTGGATATAGTTTGACATCTTCAAGTTCTGTTGAAGTCAAATATTCCAACGACCCAGTACTCCATTTAGAATCATCCCAAACAACCTCTAACTTAGGTTGATAAATGGTATGGGTTTCTCTACTAAAAAATGAAAAGTTACCAAGTGCCTTTGATGTACCCTCATCAAGTGTACTATCTAAATTACCAATACTTCCACTTCTTTTTACCATAAATCCATCATTTGGTATTACACCATGTAACCAATTCCAAACAATATTAGAAACATCCATACGAACATCTGCGGCTTGATTAGTGAAAGATTGTGAAGCTTCATATTGATTGTACCAAGTACCACCTGAACCAGTCATGGAACCCGTCCACATGGTTTTGACATCATTGTTGTCTCTAAAATTATAACTTGCCCCATCTGCGATGATTGGGACACTATCTTCCCTACCAAATCCATTGTCCCAAGATTGACTGACAGGATATGCATATAAATTCTGATTTACATTCAGACCATTAGAATTAGCATCGTATAAATTTAAATAAAATTTTGTATATGAACTTGAGGGAATCAAGCCACTTGAAACGGAAGATGAAATATAGGTCGTGTCAAATTTAATCAATACTCGACTTATACCTTGTACAACACCAGCTGCACTTACATCCTTTACTACTTCTATTATCTCATCAATACCTGTGTTTTGACTGCCACTTCTTGAATATAATGTCGTGTCTTTTGTAGCGTATTCAAAATAATGCATCTATGGTCTCCTACAATTTATTACCAATTGAATCACCAATTGACCGTGCTTCCACATCAACATTTGGATATTTCAATTCGAATATACTTGGGTCAAGAGATGGGTATACTATACCATCTTTGGTTGCGTAATTTATATCATATATGTTACCTGAATAACCATCTGCAGTGCTAAACTTATTGGTAATCAACACTGGTACATTTTTTGGATTGTCAACTGTTGGTGGAACAATTGCACCTACACCTTCAACGATAGATAGTTCATACGCCAACTCTTGTAAAACAATTGGTTGATTCACCTGCCATCTATCTATTTGGAAAAAATCTTTCACCTTTTGTATAACTTGTAGTGATACTTGGTCTTTGTTAAATCCAGCACGACATATAAAATTAACTTTTAAACCTATATTAATAATGTATGCATCTTTTATGTTAACAGCATCCGTCATCAATCTATATTGTGAAAGATATGTTTTTAAATTTTCTTTTACCGCTAGATTTAGGGTTGTTAATTTTTTATTTGCTGTATACCCAAGAGTGTATAAATTAAGTGCATTAGGATTAGGTAATCTATTGGAAGAACCTGCATCTTGTGCCTTAAGTTGGTCAAGGTTCCTCTCATCCATGAAAAGATTTGCCTTGACTTCCTTTTGCATTGTTGGTAAATTCAATTGTTCATCTTGAACAATGTATGCTTTAGCAATCGCTCCAAATTTAGGGGGAAGTGCGTAAACCCTTGTTATATAATCTTCACGAGTAACACTTCTTCCTTGGGCTTGAAAGTAAGCTAAAGCATTTTCTTTTAATTCTTGTGCAGTTTCTGAACCTTTACCACCAGTAGCTGGGTGTGGATTAGTTACTGCTACAGAATCTTTTACTGTTGCCACCAAGGCTGGACTCAAACTCGTTTCATCTAATGTTAAAGAAATCTCTGATAAATTCGTGATACTATCTTGAGTAGTATTATCTGATAACCCACCACCATGAGAATATTTGATTGTAAGTGTCGTATTGGATGGTGATTGACCATAGGCTTCCGTCTTCAAAAAGTTGGTAGGGTCGAAATATGTATCTAAATAGGTAGGACTACCTGGTAATGTAGAACCCACATTACTTGGATTTGGCACTATTTCCTCATCAAATGAGTCGGATATACCTGCTCCGAATCTTAATTCAGTTCTACCATCAGCCCTTATAAAAGTTTTAAATCGTTTTGGAGTTTTTAGAAGTTTTAAAAGATATGGTGCCTCATCACTATATTGTGACAATTCAGGATCGTTTGCTGCAGTATTCTGAACAGAATCGAATATTGTATCTTGTGCTAGGAATGGAACTTCTTTCCAAGTATTACCATCACTATCTGTACAGGATATGATTTCTAAAACATTTTCACTTCCTAATATTATTCTTTGATACTTTTTGGCATCTCCAAAACTAAATTGTTGTTCAACTACTGTTCCACTTACAACACCTACTGTTTTCTTTAACAGATAAAAAGTTGGAGCCGTTCCTGATGTTTCATAAATACTTACTGTGGTTGGGTCGAAAGAACTTGAGTAAGAAAAATTGACATTTTCTCTAATTCTAAAAGTGGTTGTACCAGTAGATGCTAATGTTCCTTCGTTTACTTGTAATGCGTAATTGTAATTAGGTCTCACATTCACACCACTACCAACTGCAGGAACTATTTGGAATATATCAAGATTGGTAAACGATGGTGCCGATAACTTGGGTTTATATCCAAAAGATTGTGCCATCTCAAACAATGTCTTTGTATCTTCTGCATATGCTAGTAATTGTTCTTTGAATTGGGAATCCACATAGTAAGATAAGACATCACCAACATACGAGGCCATTTCAATGAACATCATACCAGGTGAAGCTTCATTAAAATCATTATAAGTATTGGGATAGTATTGTTTAGCAAATTCTATCAAATCAGACCTAAAACCTGAAAAGTCTTTATTGAGATATCTTACTTCTTTTTGTGCTGGCATCTATTTTCTCCTATTCACCTACAAGAAAATTCAGAGTTATTACTTCGTGTACTGTTGGTTGTATTGTTAAGGCGAATTCAATAATTATGTTTAGTTGTTGGGGTTCAGCTTCATCTCTGTCTACACCTATATTATTTATCGTAACATGGGGTAACCAAAATGCTATCGAATCTTCTATTTCAGTTCTTACATCTTCCAATAAATCGTCACTCATTGGTTCAAACAATACATTTAATAAACCACACCCAAACTCAGGTTGTCCAACTCTTTCACCCTTATTTGTAAGTAATAGATTTCTTATATTACTACTTGTCTGTGTGAGTGTCGTTGAAGTACCAGGAAAAAAACCTGAACCATCCGTGTGATCCATAGGTAAAGATATACCGATTTTCACATCCGGGTCTAAATCTTTTTCTAATACAGACAATTAATTTCTCCTATGGTCTATAGTGACTATCTTTTTTCTTGTTAATAGCTTTCATCAAACCACTATAGTCTCTTGTGAGTGCATTTACAACATCTTCACCGACTTGTTCAGAACTAACACCTTGTGCCTTTAATGATTCTACGGCTCCAACTTGTCTTCTTTTTTCTTTACCTTGTTCAGTATTTTTCATCATCGGATTTCCACCCATCAACTCATGTACTCTATCAGATGTATAAGTTCCACCACCCATTGTTGGGTATTCAGAATCACCTTGTGGAACTCCACCAACCGTCTCATTCAAAATTTTATTAAGAGCTGGATTTTTTGTATATTCCTTGAACTCTTTTTTCTTTGGTTTTGGTTGGACATACTCTTGTTCTGCTAATTGAGTTAAAGAGGATGAGACTTCATCATTTTTAGTGGAACGATTCGCTAAAGCTTTCTTTCCTTCATTAATAAATATCTCATTAACTTGTTTCTCAACTTCCTTACGAACTAATCTTTCTATTATGTTTATTAGTTCTTTCTTTTTCATCATAGACTCCTATTCTATTTTAAAGTAATGGAACACCTGCTACTGGAGGAATTACTGCTACTCCATTCAAAACTACTGCTCCACTAAACAATATACTTTTAAAAGATGCGTGTATAATATTTGCCGTCAATTTAGTCACATCTGCTTGACTCGCTCCACCCATACCGAGTGCAGTTACTGGTGCCAATATTGGTGGTACAGCCATTACACATGCACCTAAACCTGTGTTTATCAATGCTGGTGGTGTGGACGAAAAAAATGTAAATGAACTCAACACATAGGCAACTATCGCAGGTGTAATCGGTGACATCGTTGGGTCACCCGAACTAAAACTTGCGAATATTGCAGATTGTAAAGCTACCTGTCCAACTCTAGCGGTTTTAACTTTAGATAATGGTGCGACAGGTAGTTCCGCATCCTCTGCGTAACTCACTATTGCGTCTGCCATACCTTGTGCCGATTCTAACTTAGTACCACCTCGTTCTTGTATATTACTATAATTATCAGTTAATAAATTTTGAAGTTTATTTTTACTTAACATATTATACCTTGGTCAAGATATTACATATTCTTGCCCTAATTGTCTCTACTCCTGCTTCCCAAGCAGTTATTGCTGCCTGATTGGTTGGGCCACTACTGATTGGGCCACTTGGGCCTGCACCAGTTGCAATACCACCTAAACTTAATATCGTACTTCCTAATTCAACGAATGAATTACAAATACCATCCAATAAATCTGCCAACTCCTCACCGAAAACCAAATGCTGTTCCTTGACATCATCACGACCTTTTATGTATATAACTGCTTCATCATTACTACCACCAATTTTGAAGTAACTTCCATTGTCCGTGTAAAGTCCTGCACAATCATCAAGGTGAACATTAGCACCCTTACAACTTTCCAAGTGTGCCTTATCATCAAGTGTTAAAAATGAAGGACATTCACTTGATAAATAAATTACATCAGAACCACCTTCTTTACCACCCTCTCCTAAATCTAATCGTGAGTTACCTGGCGTGATTAAACTAATACCACCAGGTTTTAAATCTATGGTTGTGGCTCCACCTGAGTTGATGTTTAATCCATCATCAGCATCAACTGTAAAAGCTTTCTTGGTTGAGAATCCAATACCATCATGACTGAATCCAAGTATCTTACCTCGTTTTGTATTGAAAGTAACTCTATCTGAATTAATTGTAATTTGTTTTCCACCGAGATTTGGTTGGTCATCTTCATGAAAAGATGTCATATATGAATGGTCATCTGCATTTGTTTCTTCTATGTCAAGATTTACCTTTTGGTCGGTGGTCATCCATATTGAACTACCATCTGAATTTATGTTTTCTTCAGCAGGTTTAAAATTAATATTTTCTATTTCATCTCTTAAGTTAGTCTCATCAAATAATTCAGCGTCTGTTAATTGTCCAACTCTCATTAAAATATTTGGTGAATCTTGAGTGGATGGTTCATCACCATGTGCTCCCTCAACTATGGCACTTCCAAATCTAATAGTATTACCGAATCGACCTTCCAATGTGACATCACCCTCTCTCGGTAAAAGTCTTTTGATTTTCTCATCATTTCCAAATTCTTGGTTTGCCTCAAAAAAATCATATATAAAATCATCGTCAATCATTTTTTGGTCTCTAAAACCACTCGTACCTGGTATTATATTTGCATTTACACTACCCAACATTGATACAACTGGTAAAAAATAGTGATTACCTAAATACTTTACAACTACGACATGCTCATTTCTCAAAGGCATCTTGGTCATATTAATATCGAGTGGTTGATATATTTTTAATTTAGCAACAATTTCATCTTTACTCGATTGATGTGGTCGTGCCTTTATACAACCTAACAAACCCCATATTTTCTCACCCTTATCGTTTTCAGGTAATTTTTCCTCAGAATCAAATACTTCCATTACTTCGGCTATTTCGAGTTCGTAGTATTCCCAACCTTTTGGATTTTGGGTGTTCGATTTTACTATCTGTCGGACACGACCTTGTGTTGGCACTCCACTACCATCTTTATCATATGAGGTTTTTTTAGGGCCCGAATCTGAATAGTCCGAGCTTGGTGTCCAATGACCCATTTAGTTTCCTTTGACTTTTTCTACTTCGTCTGTTATTTCGTCTGTTTTACTTTGTAAATCTACTACAACATCATCAATACTTTTCAGTAATTGTTCTTTTTCATTATCCGATAATCCAAACTCTGCTTCCGAACCACCTTTGTTTTCATTGGCTATTATTCGTTGAACAATACCAGCAAGTTTAACAAGTTGTTCATCATTCTTAACATTTATCTCTAAATACTCTTTTATCATAGGGATTAGTTGAACGGCCATATCCCCATCCTTGATGAAACTCGTAACTTCTTTAACCAATACTTCGAGTTGGTGTTTATTATGTTTGGAATTATTATATATATCCTCGAAAAGTGATGATAGTGATTTACCTTTAAACAATTCGTATTCAGTTGACATAATACTTCCTATGTTGTTTATTGATACAATAACTCATAAATAAATAGTAAAAACTCCCAAAGTTGATTCATATATATAGCTTATTGAAAGTTTTTGGATTAGAATATTTATATATACTCGGGCATCCTGTCCGAGCACAGAACTGAGGAAGTTAAATATCCCTTTTCTGTTTAGTGATAAGAAACAACAACGGGAGAAAACAATAATGAAGGAAATCATAACACTCGTCAAAGGCTGGGTAGATGATTTAGCTCATCTTCTTATGTCCTTTGTTGCTATAGGTGCTATATCCGAGGTAATTTTCGGTACTGGTGTCTTCGGCGTTAATGTTATTGGTAACCTAACACTAATCATAAATAAATTCGGCGAATCCGGTTTCGCTGGATTAGTCGCTTTATTGGTGTTAGTGGGTTTATTCCGTAAATAGCTATTATCGGTGCACAGAAAAGGGGGAATCTATTTCCCCCTTTTTTTTGCTCTAAATAATGTGTATTATGGGTTCATAAGAATATTTATTAACGATTGATATATTTTTCAATCGTAACGCGTTATTAATGGAGAGTATTATGAAATCAATACTTACTGGAATCCTCTCACTTATAATCTTTTTTGGTGCTGTTCCAACTGCTAACGCTTCAGAAATGAACTTAGCAAATATGGAAGAGGTAAAGAAGAAGAAAAAGAAGAAAGGAAAGAAACTATCTGAAAAAGGTAAGAAGAAGAAAAAAGGTTTCTTCTCAAAAGTCTTTGGAAGTAAGTAATAAAAAATAAAAAGGGGAATTTTCATTCCCCTTTTTTTATTGTTTAGAATTCAAAAAAATCCTTGTAGTCATCAGCATAAATCTTAGCGACAATGTATAGTACCACAAAAGTTATTCCTAATCCTATATACAAACCTAACATATAAACCCCTTATTTTAGTTGTAATTTTTGTACCCATGTAGGTACATTTTTTTCCATATAATGTTGTATCACAAATGCTTCCACGACATGAGTAAAGAACCAAAAGAATGTAAGTAGTGGAATAAATATCTGATAATCCATATGTAACTTACTCACACCCAACCATGTAAAAAAAATCATTCCAATTGATTTGGTAAGAAATCCCATCCCACTAAATCCTAAACTCATTATGCTTCCTCGTTGTATGACAACATAAATTCCTACACATAAATGCATAAGATTTAGAAAGACTGGTGCTAAAACACCTAAAACAATATATTCAATCATTAATACTCCGTTATTTAAAAACTATTGGTAAAGTGTACTTAACTTTAACAGGTCGACCATTTTGTAATGCAGGTATGTATTTCGATTGTCTGACTTTATCTAACACTACTTCATTGAGGTCAATATTAAAAGTATCCTTGATAACAGGATTCTCTACATCTCCTTTCTCATTTATGAAAAAGTCAACAACGATTCTACCTGTTGGATTTTTTAAAAGTATATCTTCTCTAATGTCGTAGTAGGTAAGTACGAATGGTACTTTGGGCTGAGGTAACTGACTCCTACCTTCAGTATTTAGAAGTAGGTTTTGGGCGGTCAATACGCCCATTAGCATTAAACATGCTATAGCTCTCATCGGTTTTCTCCTTTATTTAGTGATAAGATTATTTTTCCGGTTTCTTGAAAAGTATTTCTACTTTTCAATCATAAGTATCTTATATATTTAGAAAAAAAGGGAAAATCTACTTATTTTTTGTTAGTTTTTTGTAAGAATATTATACTTTTTTCATTCTTATTTCTAACTGAGATATTAAAGTATTTATCTTTTTTAACTTTGGATGATTAGGGTTGATTTCTATAAGTTTGCTTTTTTTGTTTTGTAACTTACCATAAGCCTTTTGTAAATCTACAAGAGCAATCCCCTTCATACTTCGTCTGTAATAAAGATGGTCAAGTGCCTCATCCTCTGCTTCAGCACCACGAACACCAGCAACTGCCGTTATTTGTTCGGTTTCATAAACTTCTGCATCTGCTATATCTTCAATTTCATTCCAAACTGTATTTTCCCACATAGCATCTAAATCTAAATCCATCTCATCAATAGATGCCATATCAATACTATCTTGAATTGCTTTTTCTTGTGCTCGTTTTTTTGACCTTTCGGTAAATTCTATATCTAAATTTACAGAACGGATTGAATCACATTCGGATAACCACCCACCATAACCCTTCCAAGCAGGTGAACCTTTATAATCTCTGTATTCTGTATCATCACAATCTTGTCCGTAAGCCACATCTCTTTTAAACTCCGATACTCGTTGTATATCGTTGTCTATTAATACTTGTTCATCTACTTGTGAATATATAACACTTACAAATAATAAAGGTAAGTATTTCATTTTTCTCTCTGTTGTTCAATTCTCTTTTTTTTCTTATATTTTTTTATTGTTTTTCTTTCATCCAATTCCCATATTAGACAAACACCTAAACAAATAATAATTAGTGGTGTCCAACTCATGAAATGTCTATTTCAATAGTTAGATTTCTTGATTGTGATTTATCATAATCTGTTCCAACTATAATCAAGTATTCACCAGGTGGTATCTTATCTGTCCATTCGGTTCGATAGAGTTTCCAAACATATGTTTCTACCCTATCTCTACCATCCTTATGTGGACTTAAAGATATTGGTTGTTGATGAACTTTCTTTCCGTTGGAGTTGTACATATAAAGTCGAGTATTATCTTTTTGAACTCTATACTTTACTTTTACACACTCACCACCTTTTCTATCTGTTGTCTGCCAGGCGGTCAAAGGGTATTCATCGAAGTTTTCGACTTGTTGTTCGTTTTGTGATTGGGTTTCAGGTCCATCATAATAAAGGATGAAACCCAAAACAAAACAAATAGCACCAATTAGTGCTAACTCAAGGTATGTCTCTGTATCTGATTTTGATTTCCACATAATATTGTATTAATAATAATTAGGGGATTGGTTTGTCAATCCCCCAAAAATTATTCTTGTGTATATTGAGTTGGTGTTTCGGCTAATTCAAAAGCGAGTGAGTCATAGGTGTAATACCATATCTCATCATTTCTTCTTTGATGAAATAACGCAGGTTCACCTACGGCATCCACACTAAACTGCCACTCTCCATCTTCATCAGGAACACCCTCGAACATTGTGATTTGTACATTACGGGTTCTATTGATTACCTCAAGTGGATTATAAGGCCAAGCTTCAAGACCATCGGTCATCAATGTCTCGGCTGCGTGTTCTTCTAATCCTGCCCATACCATATCAGCGAATGCTTTTTCTGTTGCCGCTTCCGCGTTATCAACTGTTTTTTGATATCTCGGAATAGCTACAGCTGCTAAGATTCCTAATATGATTGTAACCATAACAAGTTCAATCAATGTGAAACCTTTTGATGTGTTTTTTGTTATGTTCTTCATTTGTGTTTCCTTTCGGTTATTTGGTTTGTATTAAGGTACTAAAGTCTTATGAAGTTTTGATGGGTTTTCTGTATCAATCACAACAACAACTGGTGCTTGTGCGGATGTACCACTACCACTTCCTGGTATGATTAAGTAAGCGTATGAACCATCCTGAAATGGTGATTGTAGACCATTGTTACCAAAGTCTTGTTTGAAGTCAAGTGCTCCAATTTCATCATTACCATCAAATGAAACAGAAGTTTCAAGACTCATCCAATCATTTTGTAATGCGTCATCATCATCTGCAGATGGTGAGAAAACATATACGAATTCACTTAGGTCATCGGTGTAAGATACTTTTTGGTCAAGTATTGTTTCGATGTAAGCTTCAAGTGTTTCATCTGTTGATGCCCCTTCAGCTAAATCGACTCCACCAACGGCGACATCATATTTCTCTTGTCCTGGAAACCTACCTTTTCCTTCTTCAGATAGTGTTTGGTTATAATAGTTGTTAGCTACAGTCAAAATCTTATCGATGTTAGCCATCGTTTTCTTTTCTTTAGCACCTGCACCAACTGCACCAAATTTTGGAGCGGCTGTTGTTGCTAGTGTAGCCATCATTGCTGTAGTAACTGCGAATTCAGCTAGTGAATTACCTTTGTTACTCTTTATTTTTCTCATTAGGTTTATGAACATTTCAGTTCTCCTTGTTTTGTATTTTTCTTTATAGGTTCGAATAACCTATTCCTACCTATATGGTACAATAACTGTACCAAAGTACCCTAATTTTTAAAGTTTTTTTTATATTATAATATTGTTGTACTTAGAAGTGGGCAATAAAAAACCACTTAAATAAGTGGTCTTTTATGTTGTGTATTGTTTTGTTACTCTATGTAACAATTTGTAATATCATTTTGTTACAAAAACGAACCTGTACTTTGGGTATCAATCATCCCATTATTTAAATACTCAGTAGAAAGGTTCTGATGATACTTCTTCATAGTATTCACAATACGAGTGATGTGTTGTGTTTTAGAACCACTCATCTCACGAATCATAATGTATAAAGCCTTCTTGTTGAAGTTCTCTATATGTTCAGACCTTCTAAATATTTCTAATACAGAATCAGCAACCAATATATCTTTTTTTCTTGAAAAGACATTTGTGATGTTATTTTCCCAATATTCTATAAATTGATTTACATACTCTCTGACACTTTCATTTTCTTCGGTTGTTTCCATTTCCTCTTTATTCTTTTTGTTCCAATCCAATACATCCAAATCATCGTGTGATTTATAATGAGCATAGTTTTTATTATTGTGGAGAATAAGATAGTTTTTAGCTACAATACTAAAGTATGAGAATGCTTTTCCTTTACCTTCCTTGAATTTATGCATATTCAATACCAAAAATGATATTACTTCTTGTTTAACTTGTTCACTTGGAACATCAAAGTAATAAAATTTAAATGTATGAATGATATTCTCACACAACTTATCAAACGCCCTTCTGATATGGTCGTTGTAGATTCGTTGTTTCATGTAAGCCCGTTCTTCCTTGTTGTAACGGATTATAGCATCTTCAGTTACTTGTGTAAAGTAATATCTTGGTGAACCTTTTTTAGCTTTTCTTGGCATTTGTATCCTCTTCTATGTATTGGTTTAATTCTTCAATTGTTTCTTTAATGGATGAAAATATACTACCTACCTCATCATCCGCTTCGAAATGACCAGTTGAGTCTATGATTTTTATTTCTTCCCAAGTTCTAGCTACCCTATCACTAAAGTCTTCGACCCAAGTTTCTAATAACTCTACCTTGTTA